GTAAAAAGAAAACTCTAGAATTAGGTCTAATTCCAAATAAACTTGTTGATAAATTAAACTTTCTTGTTGGAGAACCTGTATTTGATCCATCCTTTACTAAAACTCTAATCGTAGAAGTATCAATATTTGCATTATCAAGAATATATCTTTGGTCGGGATTAAAAGAATCAAATGTAAATGTAGAAGTCACATAAGTTCCTTCGTAAATTGGAATATTATCAAATAATGCTATTCCATTGACAATAGAAACTGTGATATCATCTAGAATTGAAAAAACATAACTTTGAGCACCAAATGCTTGAGTTGTACAAACAAGACCTTTTTTTAAAGTTAGAGTTAATGAGTCTGAGAGTGAAGTTCCAGTTACATCAACAAAAAATGAAATATTTGCTCTAGCAGACGTAATAGACCTTGGAACGTACCCTACGTTTCTTGCTAGAGATACAACGTTCTCTCTTAGAGTAGCACCATCAATAAAAACCTCATTACTTACCATATTGGCATTGTATGAGGAGATATACGTATTATATGCAAGAGTATCAATTAGTACTGATAGGTTAGAACCTTCAAAATCGTAATCGGTAAAGTTAGAATTTGCTCTAAGATAATCGACAATTGATTGTCTTATTTGGTCAAAGTCTAAGTTGGTAAAATTGACGAGTGCCATTTATTAACGTGTCGGTTGTAATACAAATGTTAACTGTTGCTGCGGAACATTTATTCCAACTATTTTATAAGTAACTGTTATATTGAATTCGTTATTGTCATAGTTTGGTTCAACCAACACATCACTCAATTCAACTCTTGGTTCAAAAGAATTGATAGTATATTCAATTTCATATTTGATTTCTCTTGCAGTAAAATTATCAAGATTGTCAAAAAGTAATCTAGAAACTCTTGATCCCAATGAAGGATTAAAAAATCTTTCTCCTGGAGAGGTAAGTACAAGATTTCTTACAGATCTGGCAATTGCTGTCTCATTTTTAAGTGCAATCAAGTCATAGTTCAGGGGATTGACCTGAAAAGTCATGCTTAAATCCTTAAATCCCTTACTTACCCTCTCTAGAGGCATAAAGATACTATAAAATCTGTCTTATTTATTCAGGTTTTTGGACTCATAAAGGGGTTCTGTACCATACTCCCAATCATCATAGTCCTCATCATTACGAATTTTTGAATGAAGTTCATTTTGAACTAAAAAATCGTGTTTTTTTGGTGTTAATTCATCATTTGAGATCTCACGAAGCATTTTTTGAGAGTTGATTTTAGAATCCCAACCATATTCACTTGACAAATATTGAGTTCCCCACTGATTTTTCATAAAATTTTCATCCTTATCGACTTTTTTGGTCATTTTTTCTCCTGATTTACTAAAATCAGAACTTTTTAAGGGGTTTCTATCCCTTGTTAATCAAATCATAGTCGTCTTCAAGAATTTCTTTTAAATAATCGTTGTTCCAGTAGTCATAATAATTTGTTTTTGATAAAATTTCACGAAATTTTCTTAATTTTTGCTTTGGTTGTGCCAAAATTAAGTTATATTTTCCATTATTCGTCTGAATTTCATTAATGAAGGTGTCGTATGATGCACAATCTTCAAAAAATTTCCATTCTTCGTACTTACTATTATATATTTCTACCCATTCTAGAACTTCATCTAATGTTAAGTTTGATTCAATTGCAAAAATAATGACATCATACCCATCTTCAGGAACGATTTCGGATGCAGCACACTCAATAATCTTATATTTTGCTTTCTTGGCAAAGGGACATATCGCAAATCCACCTAGATCTGGTCTTACTTCAGATACATCATTAATCCATTTTAAAATATCTTTTTCCAACATCTGATTATAATAGAGGTTTATCCGGTAGTTATAAGAACTTTGCACATTAACGAGAGAAACGGCGGTCATAAAGATTCATAAACAAAAAAAGAACTCAGAGAATGACTCCGAGTTCTGTAAGATTATTTTCCCTGACCCCTGTATTTTTTCTTTGCGGGATTGCGACTACTTGCAGCATATTTTGTATGCTTTCCAAGACCCTGACGAGTGGATTTTGGATGAGATTCAATTTTGTTTGCATTAAGTGATGGACGCTTTGCCATTGTCAATTTCCTCCAATTCTAATAGATGAATATCAAATTCAGAATCACTGTAGTATCTTTGAGCAATCTCGTCAAGTACTTCAGTACATTCTTCATACGAAAGATCTGAATAAATTTTACGTCCTTGATAAAGAACATTAAATTTTTTCATCAGATCACTCGTGTCTTCTCGTGACCTACACGAACTCTTGGATCACACCAAATTTCAAAACCTTGTTCCTTAGCATCAAGACAAAATGATACGTCTTCACCACACATATCTTGAACTGCACCAGATTCAAATACTTGCATCTTTGGAGCAAACCAAGGATATTCAAGATTCTCAAATACACCTTTTTTAATCAGTACCCAACCAAAACCAGTGTAGTCAACAGTAAATGGTTTACGACGTTTTGAGATTGACTCTACGGTTTCATGATTCATTACTCCACCATTACGACGGAAATCTTCTTCATCTAACCAGTGAGCAACGGAGGTTGTATGACCATCTTCGGTTGCATACCATCCAGCAACGATCTCTTTTTCTACTGTGTTACCTTCTTCATCTTCATCAAGTGCAAGAGCACAGAGTTGCCAGAACTTTTCAGTATTGAAAACAATATCAGAGTCAATCCAAAGCTGATAATCATATTCTAGTTTACCATCCCAAGGAATTTGTTTTGGTCCACGAAGTACATTTGCTCCTAGACACTTACAACGTGCAAAGTTAACCATGGATGAGTAATCCTGAGAAATCTGAATACTCATATTGTTTTGTACTAAGTCAAAACAAAGTTGTACAAATGCTTTCAAGAAGATAAAAGAACATCCACGACCAGGAAGACAGAATACAATTGACTTCCCTTTCATTCGTTCTTTAATTGCATCATAGTCCCACTCTTGCTCTTTGGATTTTGGTGGGGCTGCTTTAACAGTGAATCCTTTTGCCATAAGTTGAATAAACCTTCAAACTCAATTTTATCAGTCTATATATGCTTTTGTCAATGTGAAGAATTTAGAATTAATTCTTTATTGACTATCATTTCCTCAAATTGCAGATCACTTTTCTCTACATCCATATCAAGTAAATCAACCATCTTGTGCAACATTTCCCAGGTCTCAGTGAATTTGTCCTCTGATAAACTGTGATACAAGCACCGTTCTTTTGCGTATATGTGATATATTTTTTCCATATGGGGTCTCAAAATTTTCCCGGAATTTTTTAGCAACTTTTATTTTGTTGCCGCATTATATATCATCACTAATACTATCCCGATTGGAACACCAAGAATTCGGAATATCTTATCAGGATATCGGACTAACCATCCTGCTAAGACCACCTTCCAGAAATTCCAATAGGGTGCTCTTCTCTTATTTTTTCTTTCCACCTTTCTTCACAGTCCTCTTATCAGGTCGAGAATATCCCCCCTTATGAATCCACTTGACGCCCATTTTATACCTCCGGAAAAATTTTATGAGATTGATATTTATCGGTCGATTTGTCACCTCTGTAGGTTAGGGTAGTTTGGGGTTTTTATAAACCGCAACGCCCGACCATAAGAATAACAAATCAATCAAATTAACTGCTATAAACGAACACTGACAATCACGATTGCACGATATAAAGAATACAAACTCACTGTGTAATACTAATAAGAACTGAAAGGGGACTGATATAAAACAGTCAGTCCCCTTCAGTATACCTTACTCAGACCTCCTCAGTGATAGGTTCCAGGTTGCCATTCTTGCGTGCTTGTGCAATCAAACGACCAAGAGATTCCCCACGCAGATCAGTGTAGGAAATGACATCAATCAGATCAGCACAGAACTCAGGATTGCTAGTGAAACCGTAGGCACGTTCAGTGTTGTTCTGGAAGATCACCTCAACATAACCTTCCTGCTCAATGTGCAGGTTGTTGATTGCACTGGACTCTTCACGGGTGAAGGTGCGGTAGACGGGGGACAGGGTGCTCATGGTGCGTTGTGCGGTTGACTGGTTCATTGTAGCAGGTGGAGGGGGTTCTGTGAACCCCCTGGTGGGCAT